GGACAATTACATGTCCTCTCGATGAGATAGCCTTGTCGGCTAACTCAGCGATGTTGAGCTCATTCGCTCTTGAATGGGTCCTGCATCTATGGGTTAGTCCCTCACGCGTATATTAGACGCGGCATCGGCGTAGTGTTGGATTATTACGAGGAAACTCGATAAGAAGACAGATCCGCTGTGTCGTGACTGGTCACAATTCGGTTGCCTTCTTGAGGTGGGAATAGAATGTTCTCATTATATTTGAGAGAATGTTCGGGGTCCATCTTGAGGAGTAGCGATAAGACTTGCGAAACCAGATAAGTTCTAAACGACTTATGCCTTCTAAGGCTGCCTGCGGCCTAGGCTCTCCCTTGTGGGGAGTCCGGAAACCGAGGTTAACTGTTTAAAACTAATAATTTACCTAACATGACAACACAAACCAAAAATAATAACATATTTTCGTCTTTTGACGCTGGTAGACTTACCAGTGGTATGCGTAGGGTGTTAGGGTCAGTTAATGGCATGCTCCAGCGAAATCTGGGGCGCTCATTACTTAAGGTAGTATATTTGGTACCAAGAGTGATGGGTATTAAGTCTAGTATTTATTTGATCAAAAGTCTTCTTGCATTTTCGCGACACGCATACGTTATGCGTAAGAAGAGTGGATTTCGCTTTTTGGTTATCTACCTCAAAGCGTGCCATACTCTCCTTCAGCAAAATGTGTGCGGCCAACGACTTTCCGACACGGGCCCGTTTGGGGCTCGTGTCAGCCGATCCAAGGGTGGTTTACCTTCTTGGATACCTGTGCAATTTAGACAGAGGATTCGTAAAGGGGACAAGATGGCTATACGCCTTTGGCTCTCTCTGTTTTCGATATATCGAGTTATCGATATACGAGGACGAGTGAACCTCTCAACGATCACCGCTCCGTCTACAGCCGACTTAGGTCTGCTGCCGGAGTTCGATGAGTTTGTATCCAAGTTTTACTTGTATATAAGTTCACGGTGGTCCAGAGAGGGTTCTATTACGGATGCTTTCGTCAAAGACCGGCCTTGGACGTTCCTTGAAGGACTCGTAGCGGGTCCTCGAGTAACGTCTTCGGCTGGACCTGTGTTAACAGGGAAGGGAGGGAAGAGATTCGTCTCAACCTCTCCACTGTCGATACTATTGACGGCCCGTGTTTGGATGTCGGACGAGTATTCTGCTCTTTGGAATGTCTTCCAGAAGTGGTGTTCTCTAACGAATTCAGAATGGGTTGTTAATTGTATTCGGACTTGGGCCTCAGGGCCTAAGAATCCGATAGATAAAGGAATGGCAATCTCAAAGCGGGGAACGATTATTGCTGCTGCCGATGTTCCGTCGGCCGATCGCAATGTCGGTACCCATTTGAGACTTACTAAACCTTTGTATACGACTTGGAATTTCTTCCTTGCTAAACTAGGATTGAAACAGGAAGCGGCAGGGAAAGTCAGAGTGTTTGCCATGGTCGATTGCTGCACACAATGGTTATTGGAACCATTGCATGATGCGATCTTCCGCTTACTTGAGGTGATTCCTCAAGACGGTACTCATGATCAAACTAAACCACTTGATCATTTGATTAAACGCCAGCGAGATCTTCGCCTTCTTAATCGATCTCCGGGCAGTATACTCAAGAGAGGAACTGTTCGAGGGAGAGAGAAACTAGGTGTTAGAACTTGGGGGATGTTTTCTTTCGATTTGTCCGCCGCTACAGATCGATTACCGGTTATATTCCAAGAGCATCTTCTTCGCCCGATCTTGGGCGAGGAAGCTGCGGGACTTTGGTCCTCATTGCTTGTTGATCGAGCGTACTTAGTACCCCGCCGTGAAGATTTAAACCTTCCCGGTGGCTCTGTTAAGTACTCTACGGGTCAACCGATGGGGGCCTTGTCCTCTTGGGCTATGTTGGCACTCACTCACCACTGTATTGTGCAGTGGGCTTGGTATCGCGTATGCAAGGAGGTGGGAAGAGATTGGACTTGGTACGAGGACTATGCCGTCTTAGGTGACGACGTGGTTATTCTCGGAAACCCAGTAGCGAAGGCTTATGTGAAGTTAATGACTGCTCTAGGAGTGGTTATTTCGGCTCATAAGTCTTTGATTTCTTCTAAGGGGATTGGTTTTGAGTTCGCCAAACGGACTTACCTGAAAGGTGAGCCCGTTGGAGCTATATCCATTTTAGAGCTCATGGTAGCCCAAAAGAGTTTGGGAGTGCTGTTAGAGCTTGTTCGGAAGCATAAGATGACTGTTGGACAGTATCTTTCGTTTCTGGGCTATGGTTATAAATCGAAGGGACGAGCGTCCGTTCGGTTGATGAACCTTCCTCGAAGAATGAGAAACTACTTGGTAGCCTTCTTTTCTCCTGGGATGCCACAGTGTACTAGTGTACTTAAATGGTTGTCAATGCGCTCAATTGATAACGTTTATGAAACTGGTTCCGTTAAAGTTGGAAGCTTATTCGAGTCTTTCTTAGCTACAGAGAAGAAATCTCTCTCTGAAGCTCTAGATCGGCTCCAGCCATTTATGGCTATTGTGAATGAGCTAATCCAACTCCGCAAGATGTATCCAGATGGAACATCGAGCAAACGGTTATGTCATGCTAGCATAAGACAGCGTAGTCATCCGGGGGTTTACCCACGTGTCGAACGACATGTGCTAAACCATCTGGATTGCCACGTTTATTATGAGGTATTTCATGAGCTATGGTATTCTGAGAAGATATTGAGGGCCAAGGTGGCAGTATTGAATACACTTAAGTTGTGTGATATTCAATTACTGTGGGATCTCGTTGCAGAGCTGCAGCGGGATCTTGGTGCACTCCCATTGCCAAAGAATTTGACACTGAAAGGCGAAGAGAAAGCCTCTCGCGATTCATTGTCGGTTCTAAAGCGTTGGGAATTGTACTCACGGGTCTTTAGATCAACTAGATCATCTTAACTGGATGATCAAATTGGGAGGTTGAAGATGGCTTGTGCCGGAGTTCGAAAGGACGAAGGTAGCTATTGTGCCCTGGAGCCAGGTATCCTGTAAAGGATATCTAGGCCCAGTCAACCCAATTTATTACTAGACTAATAAATAAATCTTAGCCAGGAAGCTATTAATACGCTGAATGGGGACTAAGAGGAACATTATTGAACCTGCATCTGAGCATCGCTCAGGCTGGAATAAGCTCCTTCGGGAGATAAGACTAGATTGTAGTGTCAACGAAGAGGACTCGAAAGAGAAATCTGAGGCATGTAAATCAAGATGGTCGAGGTGCTAGGTATTTATATATCAAGTGCCGGGGGCCAGCCTGAGGTGGTCTAATCGAAG